GAAGGCCAGCACGATCGCGTCCGCCTCGGTAGCGTAACGGGTGGTTCCCGCTGATATCGGGGTCTCGGATTTACTTTCAAAATCGATCCAGCCGATGTTTTCAGGCGCAAAGGTGGCGCCATCGGCGCGCGGGTCCGGCATGATGTTTCCCTTGTGCGATCCCCGGAGGCGTAACCTCCGGGGTTACGCCTAACGCTGTGGGCGGCGGCGCTGGCCGACATGGGCCTGCTGGGTGGTCTGGGGTGCGGCTTCCTCATAATCGGCCTTGGGCGGCCGGCCGCGACCACGGATGATCGGCGTTGGTGCGCGTTCGTCCGCTTTCACTTTCGGATCGCCTCCACTGTCCGCTTTCGAATAGTTTCCTTCGGAGTCGCACCAGGCCACCACCGGCAGCAACGGCTTGAAAATCTGGCCGTACCTTTTGTTCATATAGCTTTCCTCTTTCATCGTAATGACCGGCCAGTAATAGACGGGATCGGCGGCCCATTGCTGCTGGACATTGGCGATCAGCTTTTCGAACGCCTGCTTGAAACCGTCGCTGTTGTTCTTGTAGAGCACGAGCTGGCCATCGTCCTCGCCGCTGATACAGGTCAGCTCGAGCGAGAACTGCTCGACAAAGGAATAATTATCGATCGGCGCTGGCTGCGGCAGCCGTTCGACCTGGACCGAGGCCATGATCTGGCCGAGCAGCTCGCCGTCGCCCCAGCAGACCCAGCCGCGACACAGGCTGGCGAGGTTGACCGCCCAGTGGCTGTCGGGCTCGACCGCGATATTCTCCTGTCCGTAAATCCATTGGCCAGCCTTGGTGAGGCGCAGCAGCATCTTGCCGCCCTCGTTCTGGGTCATGGTGGAGCGGGTCTCACTGATGCCTTTCATCAGGTTCTCGCCGAAATTGGCCGGCAGGACCGTGTGGTGTTGGGTGAGTTCATTCATGATATTTTCTCCTGTTGTGGCGTGGCTGTTTTCTCCCACAGGTTACGCGACACGCCGCCGCTTCCCTGTGCATTTCGGATATGGCGCAATTTGACGCTCGACGCTGCCCAGCTGCCGCGCGCCGGCAGCGTGCGGATTTGGGTGAAGCCAGAGGCTCGCAAGCTCGCTCCGGTTTCGCCTTCTTGGTTGTAGGTGACGATGCGGCGGTAGCCCATTGCCGAGGCAATGCGCCAACAGGCGCCGTAGAGCGCGGAGTTAGCGTTACGGGTGCCATCGGTTGCGGTGCGGTTGACCTCTACAGTGAAACCGTCATCGAACGATCGCGCCACTGGACGGCCACACAGAGCGACACCGCGCAGTTTGCCTGCTACGTCGACGACGCCAATCGCCCATTTGCAGCCACGCGGAGCCGCGTGATGACGGTGATTGATATCGTTGAACTTGCAGGCCTCGCGCCAGGTCAACGGTATGATGGTCAGCGTCCTCATTTGCTGATGGCTTTCAAGGCCGCGCGAAAGGCTTCGATCGCCAGCGGCCGGTTCACGATCGGGGCGGGGTCATCGGTCTGGCAAACTGTTGTCTCTGATGTTTCAGGCTTCTCACGGAGGTGAGAAGGGATCTCGACGCCGAGCCGCTTCGCGGTGGCGTCGGTGGAGGCGAACGTCTGCAGCTGCTGCCGCCAGATCTGGTTGTCGTCGAAACCGAGATCCTGCAAAGCATGGGCAACGATCTCGTCATCGACCCATTTGCGCTGCTTCTCTTTTGCTTTTAGGCGCCAGCCGGGAACGACGCCGCCGTCCTCAAGATAAGCGTGTAATTGTTCGTCTAACGTCTTTTTGAACTGCGTGGCCATGTCGACCAACGCCTTAGCGTTGGCTAAATACAGGCCATAGTCGTTGACCTGGTCGGTCACCATTTCGGTGCGCGGTTTCACTTCACTGCCAAGCGAAGCCAATTCGAGCATAGGCTGTGTCCATTTCGGACAAATGGTCTTGGCCGGACACCAGCGGCACCACTCACCCCTGTGCAGGTGTGGATCCGACGCCAGCGCCTTGACGACAGCATTCTGCAAATCTTCGGTGAAATATTTAAGTTCCTTGCGGGTGACCTCGGTATGGGTCAGCGCCGGAGTAGAGCGCGGCTGAATGATAGCGGCGATCAGTTTGCGTTTGTTCTGGTAGAGATGGCGGGCGGATGCCATTGCCGCGGTGATGTAAAACAGCAATTGCGCGTTGACGATATCGCCGGCGGGATCGGAATAGATCGCTCTTACGCCGACGCCCTGGCCAAACTTCCAGTCGACATGCAAGACGTAGTCTGGCGATTGCAGGATCAGGTCACAGGTGCCGAAGCTGCCGGGAATACCAGGAAACTTGACGGATTTCTCGACCGCCACCACCGTGAAGTCGCCGCCATATTCCTGCTCCAGATCACTAAGGTGCTCCAGTGCCGGATAGATCATGTCGTCAAGATGCGCTTGCGTCAGCGCCCGATCATGGAACATGCGGCCTTTATAGGCTTCCGCGAGATCATAGAGATTAATTTCATTCTTGATCAGGCGGGCGTGCATCAGGTCCGCCATGACGGCGTGCATGGCGGAGCCCTCGGCGGCGTAATCGCTTTCGATGCGCTCCGCGGCCGGTGGCAGTTTGAGATTGAGTTGAAAATTGCCTGGACAGTTGAGCAGGCGATCGGCGTTGGAACCGCCGACGATGGCGCTGTGTGGCATTTGTTTCCTGTTGCGTGTTGCGTGTTCGTGTTGTGTGTTGCGTGGTGTCGATAGCATCCGGTGATTTGTGGCAGGCGTCAAGAGCACATTAGAAAATGTTGTGGAAAGCGAACTGGTGCGTCGCGTGCACGCACGCGGCGGCATTTGTGAAAAAGTGCGCGCGATCGGAAGCAGAGGCTTCTTCGACCGGCTGGTGATCACGCCAAAGGGCGTTGTCGTATTCGTGGAATGCAAAAGACCAAAAGGCGGCCGATTCTCGGCGCATCAGATCGCGCGTCACGCGGCGTACCGAAATCTCGGAGCGGTGGTTGCCATCATCCAGAATTCGGCAGATATTGACCGACTGATGTCGGATACCTGACGCAAGCCAAAAAAGCAGGACCAAGGCGCACTATCAATACGCCCTGGTCCCTAGGTTTGCGCGCTAACCCCCTCCAAGGAGCTAACGAATGCGGCATTCTCAACCATCCGCGACAGAATTGCAACATTGTCCAATAGGACAGCATCATATTCCCCTGACCTTCTTCGACGACGCCTTTGCCCGGGTGCAATATCAGGACAATCTGACGTTGCCAGAGCTGGCGGAAGAGATTCGGGGGTTTTCCGAGCCGCACAAGTCAAAGTTGCCATGGTTGAAAATGGCGATATTCGGCGAAAACGCCAGCCGCAACCATTGCTTGCGCACCAATGCCAATGTGAAAGAAGTAACAGGGGTCGAGATCGACCACGACAGCGGGCGGATGCCATTTGACGAGGCGGTGCAGCGGCTTAAAAACGCCGGGCTGCGCAGCCTGGTCTACACGTCCGCCAGCTATGTCAAAGACGAGAAAGAAAAATGGCGGGTATTGGCGCCGCTCTCGGCCTCGACGGCGCCTGCGGCGCGGGCGGAACTGGTGGCGGTGCTCAATGGCGTGTTGTGCGGATTTGCGGCACCGGAAAGTTTCGTGCTGTCGACCGCGTTCTTTTATGGTTCGGTCAACCATAATCCGGATCATCGGGTAGAAGTGATCGACGGCGATTTCTTGGACCTGCGGCCTGACCTAGTAGCGGGTCAAATCGGTAAAAACGGCAAAAAGACTACTAACGGCGCCGGCAACGGAACCGCGCACCCCTCGCGCGACGAGGCCGAGATCTTAGGGTTACTGGCCAAGAGCAAGCGACGGGGCAAATGGCATAATGCGATGCTTTCAGCAGTGGCATCCATGGTCGGCAAGGGCTGGGGCGATGCGGCGATCCATGACGCGTGCGCGCCTTATCTGCGTAACGAACACGGTCGCGCCGAGCTGGATCGGCTGATCGCGGGCGGGCGCGAGAAATGGGGTGTAGCGGATCCGGATCGCGACGTGATCGGGGCGGCCGCTCCTGTGGTCGCTGCGGCGATCGCGGCCACGGGTGGGGTGATAACGGTTCCAGGGCCGAACTGGTTGGAGCGCTATGTGCTGACCGGACGGCCGCGGCCCTCTTTATACAACGCGCGACTGGCGATCGAAGATAGCGGCATCCGGTGTGCCGAAGATGTATTCCACAACCAGATGACGATTGCATGCGAAGGCGCGAAACTGCCGTTTGTCGGTGAGGTGACGGACGGCAGTTTGCAGACTTTACGGGGTTATCTGCTGGATAAATACCGGTTTGATCTGGGTGAACGGCATGTCCGGGATGCTGTGGTGATCCTGGCGCGGGAGAACCGTTTTAATCCAGTGACTGACATGCTGGAGGCCGCAGAAGCCGACTGGGACGGGATTGGCCGTCTCGACCGCATGGCCTCGGATTATTTCAATTGCGATGATACGGAACTCAATCGGCAATGCGTTCGCAAGACTATGCTGGCGGCGGTGGCGCGGGCGCGGCGGCCGGGATGCAAATGGGACACCATTTTGGTGCTGGAAAGCCCGGAGGGCTGGAATAAGAGTTCGGTTTGGGCGGTGCTGGCAGGTGACGGCAACTTCTCTGATGCTTCGATCCTGGGGCACAGCGGCCGTGAAGTGCAAGAGCAATTGGCCGGGATCTGGATCCACGAAAACCCGGAACTGGCCGGGATGAAAAAAGCCGATGTCGAAACCATCAAGGCATTTGCGAGCCGACAAGTCGACCGGGCAAGACCCGCTTATGGCCGGTTTTTGATCGAACAGAAGCGACATTCGATCGAGGTCGGGACCACCAATAGCGGCAGCTATTTGCAGTCGCCGACCGGCAACCGGCGGTTTTGGCCGATGCGGGTTAATACCGTTATCGACCTCGCCAAATTGCAACGCGACCGACTGCAATTATGGGGCGAAGCGGCGCATTATCAAAGCCAGGGCGAAGGGCTGATTTTAGACGAGGCTTTATGGCCGCTAGCTGGGGTCGAGCAGGAATTACGGCGAGTGCGGCATCCGTGGGAGAATTTATTAGCCAGCATGGTGCCGGCAATGGGTGAATTATTGATGGGAAATGCGATCCTGACACGGGTCGGAGACGAGGAAAGAGTACATACGCGAATTATTTTTAGCGAATTATTGGAAATTTCGGGGGGTCAATTGCACCGCGGACACGCGATTTCGCTCGCTGAAATCATGAAAATACAGGGTTGGACCAACAAAGAGACGCGAATTAATGGCGTGCTCGGATCCGGCTATGTGCGAAAAAAAGGCTAAAAAGGTATCGAGGTGTAGAATTGTAAGCCTTGTTAGCCATGTTAGCCGAACGGGGGAGAGTCTGGAGTATCCAAAATACTACGTACACTCCTCTATATATATTCACTTACATGACTAACATGACTTACAGCATTGAAAACAAAAGAAAAAATTGCGTTAGCCGGGACTAACATATCGCTAACGTGACTTACCGTAGGTTTCGACAATACGGAGCGAAAAAATGGCGCGTAAAGACGATGGTACGGGACCCACGGAGCAGCGGGAAAAACACGCTGGCGAATTTATGGAAATTCGCGGTTTGTCACGGACAAACCGGCGGGTGCAAATGCTGGACGACCAGCTTGGCCGGGCCTGGAAAATAAACCTGATCAATGCGGAAGAATATTCCGCCCTCAAAAAATATTCCTTGCATTGGCTGGCCGGTGGTTTGCAAGGATCGATGTGCAGCGTCGACCCGGACCGGATCCTGGCGACCAATGCCGGGGCTATGTCTGGCCTGGCCAAAACCGAACGGCAAGCCTACCACCGCCAGCTGTACTGGCGGGCGCACGAGCGGCTGGGAACGCGGCCGGCGTTCGTGGCGGACCATGTCGCCTGCTTCGATACCAAATTATCCCACGTCGCCTTGAGCCTAGGCTATGCGTCGCCGTATCGCGGCCGGGAAAAGGTGCGGGAGATCCTGTCGGATGCGGGTTATCGGCTGGGGAAGTTTTGGCAGGAGCAACGGTGATTTGACTAAAGGGCAGGTTTGGCCCTAAATCCGGTATCTCCAAGGCTGACGGACTACCAGATGGCATTCCCTTGCGTTTGGTAACCGGCGTCCCGTGAGAGGAAAGGCCTGCGTCACCGCAGGCCTTTTTTGTTAGATGTCCTCAGGACGCAGCCCCGAGGCAATTAGGAGCTTCAGGAGAAGGCCGACCTCCCGGGGCACCGGTAGCCGCCCCGAAGCCCAATAGCGCACTGTACGGCCTTCCCTGCCAATCCAGCGGGCAAAGGCGGATTGATTGAGGCCAATGGTTGCCAGATCTTTCCGGAATTGATCTGCACTGATAGGGGCAGATGGAACCGGAAATCTGATCTTGCTGTCAGCTGATGGTTTCCATGCGGGTTTGCGCTTTGGTTCCAAGGCTTCCCAAGCCCGCACGTGTGCGGGCTTGGCGATCGGAGCGGGTTTAGTTCGTGGCATTGACGAAAGTCTTACGGGCTTCGACTAGGCCAACGCTCAAGGGGTCGCCGGGATTGCGGGCGTTGTCATAGGCCAGTTTAGCGGCGACCCATTGCATCAGGATCCGGTGACCGGCTTCCGGTACCGCTTCGCCGTAGATCGCGCGCCAGGCTTCCGCTTCGGCGCCTGAGCAATATTCCGATAGGCCGGACCATTGCACGTGCTCGTTGTCGTCGAGGTACATGGCACCGCCGAAGCGGCAATAGGTCGAGGCTTTGGGCTTGTTCCAGACTTCGCCCGGACGCTTCGGGTTGGTAGTCTGTGACACCAGGCGAAAACCTTTCCCGGTCTTGAACTCCAGCCAATAGCGGATCTTGCAGCGGAGCCGAAAGCCATAGGGGTAGTCAGCGACGACATAAGCGGTTTCGGGTGAGGTATGGTTGAACAGAAGTTTCATGATGGTTTCCCTTGTGAAGTATCGTGAAGGTTAGATTTGAAGTGAATTACATGTCGTTCAGTGCAAAACGCGGTGAGCCGACTTTGGCAATGTTGCACGCCATGACCAGCTGGCCATGCTCGCGAGCATCTTCCGCATAGTCGAGGCCGTTCTGATGCGCCTGATAGTCGAAATCGAAATCGTACCATTTGACGCGGGCATAGCGTTCATCCATTGCCCAATAGGAAACGAAGGTACCGCGACGCTTTGGCGCGTTGCCGGTATGTTGGCAGGTATCGCGTAGGAATTTAGCGGCATAAGCGACGGTATCGCCGACTTGTAACTTGTTTGGTTTGGCCATTTGGTGTTTCCCTTGTCGCAGCGGAATGCTGCTACTGGCTTAAGCCCCGTAATCCTCTCGGATGCGGGGCTTAAGCGCGATGTGGAGAGAGTTAATCCTCTTCAGCGGTTTCAAGTGCCCAATAGCCAAAGTCTGAACCGTCTCCGGGATGAGCTCCGAAATAGAAGCCTTCACGGTTTGCAATGGTGTTCAGCTGGTCGAACATATCTTCAAGCGCGTATTGTGCAGCTTCGATATCAGTATCAGTGACGGTGATACTGTCTAGGATAATGGCGTATTCGCGCGCTTCTTCTGCTCTTACACTGCCATTGAACGGTAGTACGCGGTTCAACTCGTCCGCGAATGAGCGCAGCAAGTCTTGGGTGCGCAACGTGCCATGCGAGACGGTACCTTCGGAGATAAAGCCGCCGTGCGGTGAAGATTGGTTTGGCATTGTGTTTCCCTTGTTGGCTTGATTGCCTGACACCATAACTAGGGTATCGTTGCCTAGTTGTCTGCACCCTAATGGGCACAAAGAGAAATAAATGAGTTATCCACAGGCAAATGATATGTTGCGCCGCGTTCACCTGGTTGGGAGTGTTTGACGTGGCACCGTTCGCGCAAAAGCGCCAGCTGGCTCATGAGCGACCGGAGAATAGAGCAGGCAGACCGTCGCTCTATCGTCAAGAGTATTGCGAGCGCGTCATTGAAGAGATGGGCAGGGGCGTCAGCCTCACTGGCTTCGCTGGCAAGATAGGCGTTGATAAGGGATCTATCTACGAATGGGTATCAGCGCATCCTGAATTTTCCAACGCTGTGTCTCGCGCCAAGAGCGCGCGCGTGCTTTGGTGGGAAGAGAAACTGATGCGTTCGAAGAAGGGCGCAGAAACATCAGCTAGCATCTTCGCACTACGAAACGCGGACCCCAGCGAGTGGCGCGACATTCGCAATGTACAGCACGATCACAGTCACACATTAGCTACTTTGACTGACGAGCAGTTGCTCGCGATCGCGCAAGGTAGATCGCATGATGCCCATCAGATCATCGACGTGACACCTGAGAGTGAAGAGAAGTAAGACCAATCCCAATCGCTTCCCAATAACCAATAGTTGATAGCATACATCAATCATATCAATAGGTTATGAGCCAAGACCCTTAGTCTCCCTAGCATGGGGTCGGCGTCGGCGATCTTAGACCGAGGCCGGCGGGGGGAAAATTTCCGGCTCGAAGCATGCTTAGTTGGACAGAGACCTCCACATTGGTGTTGGGTTTTTGTGGATGCGGGTTGAGCGCGAAAAATTTTCTGGAAATTTTTCAGAGTTTGGAAATTTTCACGCTATCTCTGGTCGGATATAATGAACACTAGTTATCTGCCCTACGCCGAAATGGCCCGGATCGAAGCCGAGCGCGACGCGCTCGAACTCGCCGTTCGCCAGATCGCGCGTGTCAGGATCATGGATGCCGTCTCGGCGATCCACATGCGCGCGATTGCGCACGCCGCGATGCGGCGGATCCATAGTGATGTCAGGAGCGAAGCCCATGTCGGACAAACAGGATAAGCAGGACAAGATGATGGAAGCGTTCAAACAGGAACGCGCCCGTCTCAAGGCCGAGCGGGTGAAAACCACGCCCAAGCCCGCTAAGGACAGTAAGGAAAAGTAGCATGGCCATTACGTATTCGATCGAGGGCGGCGCCGACGCCGCCAAGTTCAATATCGATGCGACGACAGGAGCATTGACCTTCAAGGCGGCGCCGGATTTTGAGAAGCCGGGCGACGCCAATGCCGATAATAAGTATGAGGTGGTCGTCAAGGCCACCGATGCTACCGGCCTCAGCTCGACCAAACCAGTAACTGTAACAGTTACGGACGTCAGCGAGGGATCGCCCCCGCAGATCACGTCCGCGGGGGCCATTAGCGTCAAGGAAAATCAGCTGGTGGTGATGACCGTGACCGCGACCGATCCCGACGACACCACCCAGCCACCGCCCGGTGGAACGGCATTGCCACCGCTGACCAATTCCGGAACCATTAATATCAATGCCGACAATACCGTGGTCGAGAACAAGAACATCACCGGGTACGTCGCCTGCGAAAATCGTTCCAACATCACCATCCGCAACTGCATCATCAAGCATCCCGGCGGCGAGGCCGGTATCTTTATGCAGAATGTCACCGGCATCACCATCGAAGATGTCCAAATCACCAACACCTCGGCGGCGTCGGGCCAGAACGGCAATCCGGGCGAGCCCCTTAATATCAAGATGAATAATGTCCACGGCAACGTCAACATCAACCGCTGCAGGCTCGAAGGCGCGGGCGGCATCTACGCGGTGATTTCCAACGCCAACTTCAAGTTCACTTTCCTCGAAGGCCACAACATGCGCGAACCGGTCGGCATGCACCGCGGCCAATTGGTGCAGATGAACCAGCTCACCGGCAGCCTGGTGCTGGAGGACTTCTCCTGCATCAACGATCCGAATAACTCGAAACCGAGTGATATCATCTCGATCTATGAATGCGGCACCAACAAGGTGCAGATCCGGCGTGGCTTCCTGGATGGCTGTAATCATCCGGCCGGTGTCATGATCATGGTCGAGGACCATTCCAGCGGCGTGATTGTCGAGGATGTCGACTGCATCCACCATGGCAATGGCGCTTATTCGTTCTACGATACTTCCCATAATGGCGTCTACCGACGCTGCCGGATGAAGGATCAGATCAAGGGCGATCAGGGGTTTGGGCCGCCGTCATCGGATGGCGGCGCCGGGCCGGTCAATATCGTGGCCGAGCCTGGAGATACCCAAGGCGCACGGTTCGAGGCGTGCAAATATTTCAACGTCAACAAGAATAATTTGGCCTGGGTCGACGGCTCGACCTTTGTCGACCTCACCGAGGGCGACTTCACGCCGCGCGCCGCGATCAGGAACCGGACCCCAGGAACCTAACCGGAGAAACCACCATGGCCGTAGTTTATAGTGCGGGTCTCAAGACCAACCGCATGACCGATGTCAACGACGTCATCAATTCCAAGACCATCGCCGCCGCCACCGGTGGCGGCTCCGCCGGCAAGCTGGTGATCGGCGACGGCACTTTGGCCGGTCCCGGCGCTACCGGCGTCTTGGTAACGCTGACCCTGAAAAACCCATCCGGCACGGTCACCGCCGACCATTACGATATTGACTGCGTGTCGCCGGCACTGGCCGCCAATGCCACCGCGACCGGCACCGCCTCCAAGGCCGAGATCCGCAATAACGCCGATGCAGTGATTGTCTCAGGGCTGACGGTCGGCACCTCGGCCACCAATATCATCCTCAATTCGACCTCGATCACGTCGGGCCAGAACGTGGCGGTGACGTCGGGCGTCATTACCCACGGCTAGGAGACGGTCGTGGCGATTTATGTCTACAAGAACGCCAATGGCGCGCTGCTGTCGTGGTGTCCCGACGATAGCGATCCGGTGGCGCCGCCGGCTGAGCTGGCAGCGCAAGGCAACGCCTCGAAAAGCGGATTGCCGCCGCTTGGCCCGACCGTGGCATGGGACGAGGCTACCAAGACCACCAAAACGGTGGTGGCGCCGACACCCGCCAATCCGCTTAATACGTTTGATTTTATCAACGCTTTCACGCCGCTGGAGCTGGCCAACATTCGCGGCGCCACCACCGATAACCCGATCCAGCAATTCCTGTTCTCTTTACAGTGTACCCAAGGCGTCAACCTCAACGCCACCTCGATCGCCAACTCGCTACAGTACCTCGTCAACAAGGGACTGCTGACCCAAAACCGGGCCAATACCATCCTGGCGA